GCAATGGAAAATGCGACTAACTTTGCGGCAGGTGTTAGGTCAAGACCTGACAAAGTTTATGATATGACTTCTAAGGATAACATTGTTAACTTTGGCGATCCAGTTCCTGAGATGCCTAAAGGTTCGGTCTCTTTTATGGGTGAATGGTTTACAAATTCTATTTTTTATAGAGCAGTTCCAACTCCTATGAAGACTTGGATACAATCTGTTGCGCCTGATATTACTAAGTTACGATTTTTAAAACTAGCAAATGATGGTGGTGTTGGATTTAAATTTAATCAACTTGGTTTAGGTGTGGGTCGTTCTGTGCATCAAGAAGCAGGAGAGCTTGGTGGAAAATGGGGTGATGTTTACAATAACATTCATGATCTATGGTCTAAGTCAACGACTAGAGGCGGCGCAACAGTATTAGATGTTCCTATCCAAAATACTCTTGAGAAAATAAGAAAGCTTAGAGGTAAAGAAAGTTTAACTTTTGAGGATTTTGGGCAGCATGTTGTTGATATTTATATAAGGCAAGTTCCAACAAACACACTTGATCCATTAGAACGTGAGGCTGTCGAAAAACTTTCATCATATTTCAAAGAGTGGGAAGGTCTTCTTAATAATGTTGGGTTGCTTGGAAAAACAGATTCTATAATTGCAAGAACCAATAATGCAGAAGGTAAACTTGATTCTACTGAAAGTATTATGACTGATATACTTAACTCTAATAAAAAGTTTTTAGAAACTGAGTCTAAAAAGATAACAAAAAGTATTACAAAAAAGAAAACTACATTAGCTAATTTAAATAAAACTTTTGAAACAAGAGGCTTAACAGCAAAACAAACTGAACTTAGAGCTAAATTAATTGATGAGATCCCAAGCCTTGAAGATGTATATGAAAGAATAAGTAAGTCTTTAGTCGCAAGATATAACGTTAAAACTATTGCTGATTTAAATAAAGTTATTGACGATCTAAATTTATCTTCAAAACAAAAGAAAGCTTTGACAAACTTATCAAAGTTTAGAGATGATTTAACAGACAGAGTAAATAATCTTAAAGCATACCTTGATGGTGCAGATGATACTGTTGAGCCATTCTTTCCAAGATACTTTAATCGCAGAGCTATTGTGCAAAATAGAGATCAATTTACTCAAATTCTTAGGAACTGGTACAAAGACAATTCTAAGATCTGGGATTGGGACGAAAACAAAAGACGTTTTGTTCAAAAAGAATTAGATAACTCTGATGATGCGGTGCAAAGTAGAGCAGAAAAAACTGTTAGAGAAATATTAGATGAGACAGATGATGATGTAAATATAGGCGCATATTTTGGAGCAGGAAAATCTAAACATCTTATGCATCGCAAACTAGATGTGCCTAATTCTTTAGTAAAAGATTTTATGGTAACAGATCTTAAAGATATTCTTGTAGCTTATAATTCTAAGATTGCGCCTAAGTATGCTTTTGCTCGACAGTTTAGAACTGCTGATGGCAATGCTGCTACTATAGATGATCTTGTTGCTCAGAATACAAAAGAAATGCAGGAAGCAGGCATGAAAGAGGCTGCTATAAATCGTCTTAATAAAGATTTTATTGCAACATATGATCGAATTGTTGGTCGTGTTATTACTAAGCCTGACACAATATCATCAAGGGCAGCTGAATGGTTACGAACAGCTACACAGTGGACATATCTGGGTGGCGCAGGACAAGCTGCAATTGCAGACTTTGCTAATTTATTTATGGATCATGAGTTTAAAACAATTGCTAAAGGTATTGCTTCAAGCATTGAAGAAGGCTCTGTTAAAATGGCTGCTAAAGAATTAAAGAAAGCAGGAGATGGCTTTGAACTTATAGCAGGACAGTTTCATCTTAAGTACATGGAAAGTCTTTCTTCTAATCCATTTAACAATGCGCTTACAGATAAAATAAATAATGGGTTTTATACTTTTAATCTTCTTGGCCCAATGACATTAGCTGCTAAGAACATGGATGCTTTGTTTCGCGGTCATACTATAATTGATATTGCTGTTAAGAAAAATAACGGAGCTAAATTAAGTGAATGGGAAACTACATTCTTAGCTCGTTATAATATTACTGACGATCAAGCTAAACGAATTGCAACTTCACCAATTCAAAAAACTAAAAATGAATTGTACTTACCAAATACAGATGCATGGACAGATCAGGGTGCAGTAGAAGCATTTAGATCTGCATTAAGAGCAGGTGTAACTAATAGAATTATTATGGGTACACCTGCGGATAAACCATTAGCAATGAGTGGTAAGACTTATTTGCCTATGCACATAGCAGAATCAATTGGCATGAAAGAAAGTAAGAGAGTTAAAGGTTATGCAGAATTAGAAAGTCCTTTGCTTGCATTACCATTTACATTTTATACTTACACTGTTGGCGCATTAAATAAAGTAACAACTAACTATGCTCAAGGATTAGTTAGAAACCAAGCTGCTCATTTTGGAGTAGCTATGTTCTTAGGCTATAATATTGTTAAGGCACGAACACCATCTTTTGCATGGAATGAAATGGATATGGAAGACAAGGCATTACGCGCTTTTGATTTTTCTGGTGTCGCAGCATTTTACTCTGATATGTTTTATCGTTCTTTAGAAATGGGCATGGCTTTTGACTTAGATAATCCAACACCATTTGAACCAAAGTTCAAACAAGTTCCTGATGCTATTGGTGGCATAAGTTCTGTAGCAGGCGCACCTGCTGACTATGCATATGATAATGTAAAAATGTTACAAATGTTTGCTCGAGGTCAGTATGGTGAAGGTATGGAGCAAGCGGTAATGAACATTCCATTATTAGGTAATATGTTTATTAAAAATATTAGGAATGATTTAAAACAAGTTCTTGGTAATTTTGGTGAATCACTTGAATAAATTGTGCGAGCATTTTTGTGCGTTGAGATTATTTCTAGTTAGTTTATCTTAGCCCCAAATGAGGGCATATTTATGACAATATCTATAGCAGACAATTCACCACGCGTATCTTACACTGTAGGTCAAGGTTCAACTCAAACATCATTTACTGTTCCATTTGAATTTTTTAATAATACAGATCTAAATGTTTTTGTTGATGGCACACTCAAAACAATTACTACTCACTACACTGTTTCGGGTGGCGATGGTTCTACTGGTAGTGTTTCTATTTCTGTCACAGGTATCACTGGTGGGTCTACTGTTGTTATTACCCGTGATATTGCTTTAGAAAGAACTACTGACTTTCCTGTTTCTGGTGCATTTAATATTGTAGCTTTGAATACAGAGTTAGATAGGATAGTGGCTATTGCTGCTGACCTTGAAGATAAAGCTAGTCGAGCTTTACAACTTACAGATTTTGATGCAGCTGTGTCACTTGTCCTCCCTACAGTAGACACTCGCAAAGGTAAGACTCTTGCTTTTAACGCATCAACTGGCGCGGTAGAAGCAGGTCCAAGTATTAGTGATGTTCAAACTGTTTCTGCTGCGTCTACAGACATAGCGTTACTTGCTGATATACAAGACGGAACTACAGCAACTAATGCAATAACCATTGCTGCAAGTAACAATGCAAACATTGCTTCAGTAGGTGCAATATCTACAAATGTAACAACAGTAGCAGGTATAGCTAGTAATGTAACAACAGTAGCAGGCATAGCCTCTAATGTTACTACTGTTGCAGGAGATACAACTCATATACAAGCATTAGGGCCAATAAGTTCTAATATAACTACAGTTGCAGGAGCAGTTACTAACGTAAATACAGTAGCTACAAATATTGCTAGTGTTAATTCTGTAGCTACAAACATTGCTAGTGTAGTTGCTGTTGCTTCTGATCTTGCTGAAACTGTATCTGAAATAGAGACTGTTGCTAATGATCTTGCTGAGTCTACTTCTGAGATTGATACTGTTGCAACTAACATTGCTAATGTAAATGCTGTTGGCAATAACATTGCCAATGTAAATACAGTTGCTTCTAATAATTCTAATATTAATGCTGTTGCTGCTGACGCTACTGACATCGGAACAGTTGCTTCAAATATATCTAATGTAAATGCAGTTGGTGGTGTATCAGCAAATGTAACTACTGTTGCAGGAATCGCATCTAACGTAACCACGGTTGCAGGTATTAGTGCAAATGTTACAACAGTTGCAGGAGCAACTACTAATATTAATACTGTTGCCACAGATATATCTGGAACTAATAATATAGGAACTGTTGCAGGTGCTATTGCTAATGTAAATAATACTGGTGGTTCAATAGCTAACGTAAATATTGTTGCTAATAATTTAACAAGCGTTAATGCTTTTGGTAATCAGTATGTAATAAGTGGTAGCACACCTAGCAGCCCTTCTGAGGGTTTGCTCTGGTTCGATACATCTTCAGACACTATGAAAGTTTACAATGGTTCTAGTTTTCAGAACGCAGGATCATCTGTCAACGGCACAACGAATAGATCTAATTATGTAGTCGGAACTAACTCTGGTTCTTACAATGGATCTACAACAATCTTTCCTGCAACTTATGACGCAGGTTTCTTGGATGTATTTTTAAATGGTGTTCGTTTAGATCCTGCTGATTTTACTGCAACAAACGGAACATCTGTTACATTAGATACCGCAGCAACCTCTGGTGATACACTTAGCGTTGTTGGATATGGTACTTTTGTTTTAGCAGATCATTACAGCAAAACCCAAGCCGATGCTCGATATGCACAGTTATCAGGAGCAACATTTACTGGTGATGTAAGCGGTACAAACGCTACTCTATCTGGTTACTTACGTGGTCCTGCAAGTTTTACAATCGACCCTGCTGCACATGGAGATAATACTGGAACTGTAGTTATTGCAGGTAACTTACAAGTTGATGGAACTACAACTACAATCAACAGCACTACTTTAACTGTAGATGATAAGAATATTGTTGTTGCTTCTGGTGCTGCTGATGCGGCTGCTGCTAACGGTGCAGGGCTTACAGTAGATGGCGCAAGTGCTACCATTCTCTATCAATCATCAGGTGACAAGTTTCTATTCAATAAACCCATAGGACTAGGCGGTTGGACGATAACCGAAACTGGTGGAAGTTTATATTTCGCAACTGGTGGTGTGAACAAGATGAAGTTGGATGCAAGCGGCAACCTTGATGTGGTCGGCAACGTAAATACAAATGCAACGATAAGCTAATAGGAGATACCGAAGA